GTATTCTTTTTCTGAAAGATCGTCAACAATCAAGTTTTCTTTTGATTGATTGATTGCGTTTATGTAATCAAATGGAGTCATATTAATATTTAGAAGTATTATACTTCATCATTTCATTTATTGCGTAGTCATCAATCTTATGTATTCTAGTGACTGCATCTTGTTCAATTGGAATTAAAAGCATTTCGCGAAATGTTCCGTCACCTCGAGGAACTTTCTTTGTTTTGCATTTAAATGTTTTTGGATCTACGCTATAAAACCAACCAGTCAAATCAGATTTAAACTTGAATGCTGGGATAGTAACGAAATACAATTCATCAACATACCTACATTTATCCAATTGAGACCTATGAATCGCGAATGCTCGCTCTGAGATAAACGGAACTCCAGTCTTTACTTCGACAGTTTTTGTGCCATCGACAAGTAAATCTTTTCTGGAGTCAAATTTATCCAATGAATGTTTCACTACACGATTATTTTCTGCAAGATAGTTAGCAACATATTTTTCGCCAATCAATCCTAATGCTTCAATCTTCTGCTCTGTTGTCATGTGTTGCATGATATACTACCTTCACTTAAATTCACAGTCAGCCATAGCTTCTGCAAGGAATGCTACGAAATTGACTTCTTGATCAGCAACAAATGCGGATTTATATTGATACTCTGCAAGCAGAACAACCATTCGAGGAATGGATCTCGGCTGCATATGCTCATTGGTTGCATCGAAAATCTTTCGAAACAATGACGTTGGATCATTGTCCAAATTCTCTGCAACCCATTTACGCATGGCAGTGAAGTCTTTTTCTTTAAGAGTTTCTACAAGTTTCTTAAAGTTGTCTGCTGACATGTTTGAAAGAATGCCAGTATCAATTTTACCAGTTGCAGCATAACGCTGTAGTTCATTTAGAACTCTACGCCAATCTGGAAAGTATTTTGTAATTAACTCTGCAACAACCCGTTCTTCATATTCTACTTTTTCTTGCTGTAGAATACCAAGAACTCGCTTTAGAAACTTTGTTGCAAGTTTAGCACGATTGCCATTTACTATTTTGAACTGAACAACTGAGCACCGACTGTGTAGTGGTGCAATAATTCTGTTGAGAAAATTACAAGTGAGAATAAAACCACAATTAGCAGAAAACTCTTCCATAAAGTTTCGCAATGCTGGTTGAGTAGAATTTGGATTAAGGTAATCTGCTTCATCAAGAATGACATACTTTCTTCCGCCAGTAAACGAAACTGACGAAGCAAAGTTCTGAATCTGATTTCGAAGAGTGTCAATATTTCCATTCATAGATCCGTTAATTACAATATAGGTACATCCAATTTCTTCAAGCATTGCCTTTGCTACAGTAGTCTTACCTACACCCGGACCACCAGCAAGAATTAGATTAGGAACGCTCTTATCGTCAACAAATTTCTGAAATGCAGTTTTAAGGTCTGGAGGAAGAATTGTATCTTCCACAGTCTTTGGTCGATATTTCTCGACCCAGAGAAAATCTTCTAACATAGTTCGCCTTATTCATAATATAAAGAAGCATGATAGCACAACCGATGTTATCATGCAAGAATGGCATCACTTACCAGTCACGGTTTCATATAGAGATTCAACATCATCTTGCTCTTTTTGAAATTGTGCAAAGTTTTGTTTGTGAAAAAACTTTGCAACTTTCCGCGTATACTTTTTAGGAATCTCGTAATTGTCTTCCACGGTTTGTAGAATGTCTTTAATCAAATCACGCTCGGCTTCCATGCGAGTTAGTGAAGATGAAATCTCATTCAATGCGTCATTGATTTTTTTCAAATCTGCAGGCGAAGTTGGAAGTGTCCAATTTTGATTCTTATTGCTCATAATATATTAACCCTCGTATTTAGAACCAGCTTCAGTTGCAAGCCAATATTCAATTGGACTTGTTGTATTTTTAAAATGGGAGATACCCTTTGATGAAATTTGAACATCATATGATCCAGAAGTCATTTTAAGATTCTCTGTATTAAAGATGATTTTAAACTTTGCTTTAGTCTCGCCAACCTTAATTGAGAATAGGTCTGAGTCTCCATTCTTTGCATCGGTTGTGCAAACTACAATCTCCGATCCATCACCAACAACAGCAATGTTTGGAAGTGCGAGCATACCAGCCAGCTTTAGAACCTTTGCATAGTTGTCTGCAGACAATTGAAATTTAATTTCAGCATTCTCTACTTTCAATTCTTTTGACGGAGGAGCAACAATCAACGATTCATCAGAAAGACCATAGACGCATTTCGAAGTTCCAGAATTGATTTGAACCTTTTTCGTTTCAGCATTGAAAACGATATCTGGATTGTCTAGAGCAGACACTACAGATAGGAATCGATTCATATCATAGATAACAAAATCAGAATCAAATGTTTCAGAGACAGTTGCTTTACCCAAAACGTTTTGTTGTTTCGATACTGTTCGAACAATGTTTCCAGCTTTGAATTGCATACCAGGATTAATGTTTGCAAAATTTCGCAAAATATTAATCGTATTTTCACTTAGTTTCATTTTGTAGTTTCCTCTTTAAATTTAATCGCCATCTGTCCATTACCACCAGGATATTCTATTGGTTTGTTTAGTGTGGAAAAAAGTGTTCTTTTCTTTTCTTCCTGCTCATGGACATGAAGCATCATAATAGCATAGTGAATGATTTTCATCAAGTCTTTCTTGTTCCGTCCATCTTTCTTGCCATATCGCTGCGCATACTTGAAAATATTTCCAATACAGAATCCTTCACCGTGACCAGCATCAATGATGAATTCTGTAGCCTGGAATTTATTTTGCGAATAGTGCTGACCGTATGTTGCATCAATATAAGACTTCAGATCCTCCAAAGTCTTATCTTCATTATATCGATATTGAATCATAGCGCCTTACGTTTTCCTTTCGATCCGATTTCTTTCTTGACCACATCTTCACCTGCGGTTGGCGAAGCACCAATTGCTGCAATTGCTTGCAATGAACCACCGAAGATATAGGTGCCAGCATGTTTGAGTTTGATCCAAGGCAATAGCCAAACTTTAGCACCAGCTTTACGCGCCCATTGACAGAACATGTAATCTTCTGACAAATAACGCTTGGACTCTGGATCAATAACGCAATCAAAGTATGCCATGATTTCGCGTGAGCCATCAAAGTTTACTGTGCGAACATGGTCTGGTTTATAACTCTGCTCTGGGAAAGCTACATCATACTTTTCCAATGCTTTGCGAGTCACTAGCATAAAGCCAGTACCACCTTCTTTAACTTCGACTGGTTCATCAATTCTAAACTGATGTGATCCGTCTGCTGGATTGAAAACGTAGTCACCAACGAATTCTTCCAATTGATTTGGATTCTCATCAGCAAAGCCTTTGTCAACAGCCATTTTGATTTTCTCCCAAGAAATTGCTTTCTTAGGATATGGTCCGCAAATAACATCCATTTCATCATTGGTGATTGCAAAATGCATCATTACCAAAATGTCTTGGGCTTCGAAATGAATATCCGAGTCAATGAACATCATATAATCGAATCCACTGCGAACGAATTCATCTGCAAGATAATTCCTTGCTCGCTGTACAAGTGATTCATTAAAGATAAAAAACAATTTAGCCTCGATTCCATACTTGGTGCATAGAATCATAAGGTCAGCAATTGCTTTAGTGTATGAACCGTGACATTGACCACCATACATGGGTGTTGCAATGAATAGTTTTTTGGTTCTTAGTTTTTGTAGGTCAAGTTCAAACTGCATAGTATCTCCATGATATTGTAAAAGTGAATCATATTATATGTATAAAAAAAGAGGCTACTTTTCGTAGCCTCAAAGGCATTACTGCCAGGAGAAAATTAACTCTGTTCTGTTACTTCAGCTGGAGCTGCTGGAGCAACTTCGACCTTAGCATCAATTTTGCTATACAGGTCAAGGAATGCAGTCTTGGATTCTGCATCAAAGCGGTTCACGCAATACTTGATCGCCTCGAGTTTATCACCGAAGATAGTGTACGCTTCTGCGATATGCACCAGACGGCGAGTGGAAATCAATTCATCAATCGCACCTTCTTCGAAGGTCTTGCGAATGATATCAGCCCACTTGACTAGGTTGTCTGCAAACTCTTTGTCTGCAATACCAAGACTATCGAACACTTTCATTAGAATGCGAGTCTCGACCTTAGTGTCTGCATACTCTTGCTCGACGGTGATCGGGAACCGCTCTAGGAATGCATCATCAAGAATCGTCGCTGCCATGTAGCGACCAGTTTCATCACCTTTACCTTTTGTGTTGGCGGTGGCGATCACATTGAAACCAGCGACTGGTTCGACAAATTCACCAGTCTTTTTAACGAAGATACCTTTACCTTCAAGGACTGCTTGCAGACACATCAGTTTGTTGGAACCACGATCAATTTCATCAAGGATGAGAATCGCACCAGACTTCATAGCCTGCAGGACAGGACCATCAAACCAGCGAGTCTCACCGTCAATCAAACGGAAGCCACCAATCAGGTCATCTTCATCAGTCTCTGGAGAAATGTTCACTCGCAAGCATTCGGTCCGAGTAGCAGCACAAGCCTGTTCGACCATCAATGTCTTACCGTTACCAGACAAGCCAGAAACGAAGACTGGGTAGAACCGCTTCGAAGAAACAATTTTCTTCATATGGTCAAAGAACCCGAACGGAACGAACAGTGGATTCACTTTAGGAACAATTGCACCGTCTTGAATCCGAGCGACGGTAGAAATTTTAACTGGTGCTTTTTGAGTCACTGGCATCACCGCCGGTGCATGTGGTTCATACACAACCACGGATTCTGGGACTGAAACAACTTTAGGAGCTGGCATCGGCACAACGTTGGAGATACCAGCAAGGCTTACACCGTACTCTTCAAGCGGAAGACGGTAGGTGCCGCGATCGACCCGATACTCGTCGGATTTAACCCAGTTATTACGCGCCCAGCCTTCTTCGGCCATGGACACTAACTGCTGTCGGGTTACAACAGCACCGAAACGGCGAGCAGCTTCAGTAAGAAAAGCAACCTTGTCGTTTTTCGAAATGGTCATGATATAGAAACCTCAAAAAAATCAGAAAAATCAATCAACACAATCAGTCTACTCTGGTTCTGGTAGGCTGTCAAGCAATTTCCTCGATTACCTTGGAAAGCAACACTCGGTTGGTCAAGCGCCCACGGTTCATGGCGAGGAACGCTGTCTTGAGTTTGCGAGCAGAGACCGCACCTTCACCCAGAATATCTTCCAATGAATCATCATCCGTATTCAAATCACTTCCACCAGGAATTAAAAAGTATTGATCATATCCGTAATTTGAAACTTGATAAAACTTTTGCGTACGGAACACTTTCAATTCGGTATCAATTTTGAAAGAAGGGATTCCAAAACGTTGGGCTGCACTACTAAAAACACTTTTACTCTTACCAAGAATGTAGAACCCAATCAAATTACATCCAGTCTTTTCTTTAAGAATCTGGAGCAATGTAGGAGTAACACCGCTAACTCCAACTTTGTAATTCCTTTTAGTGTCTTCATCTTGAATATATGATGAATCATATCGAGTCGGTGCTCCAATTCGCTCTATCGTTCCATCTGGAGTTATTGCAGTATAAAGTGTACTAGAATCTTCACCGTCAGTAATAAACGAAACGTTTACGATTTCGGTACGGGTACGCTTGCGAAAATCATTAATAACCGACGGAGCAACTTTAATTGTAGAGTTTAAAGGAGTACCACCTAATCGCATATCATGGGCAATATTCACATAGTGATAACGCCGAGCATACGAATAAGTTCGACTATTCATTGGATTGTAACACCTAACATAATTCAATAGGTCATTCGCGAATTTGCGATATGAAACATTCTTCATACTGCTTGAAAGAATATTCAGAAGACTAAAGTTTTCATAAAAAGCCAATTCGCCTGCCATTTCGGAATGGCGATTTTCTTGCGACTGATGGGTATAATGAGTGGTAAATGCATAAACATCAAAAGGAATATTCACTTTACGGCAAAATGTCGTAAGAGTAAGCAATTGCTCAACTGTTCCTTCAATGTTATCTGTCATTGAACCAGACCAGTCAATGAACATTACAATACCGTGATTCTTACCAGCTGCAACAGAACCAATCTTGCGGAAGATATCGTCATTGAATTTGTAGGTATGCAGTTTGTTAGTATCTAACTTGCCGCTATCTGCAACTGTAATGCGACGATTCTCGGTTGCTTTTTTACGCATTTCAAATTCTTTTACAAGATAATTGATTGCGTTTTTATTGCGCTGCTCAAAAGCATTTAGAAGAGTATTGTCATAACCGTCTTTGTCGGTATAATAGTCATTCTCAAAGAATTTATTCTGCAATTGTTTCCAATGCACAATGTAATCTTTTGCTTGGAACTTAGTTTGACTTGGAAGAACACCGATAGCAATTTTGCGATCTTCGACCAATTGACTTAAAGATTTTGCTAGGCTTTCATCAGTAAGAGACTTTACTGTTCCACGATAATCCGACAATTCTTCATCATCAGAATTATTATATGATTCATTGGAGAATCCACTACTTGAATCTTCACCATCAGTTTCTGGATCAAAATCTTCTGGATTCTGATTCTCTACATCATCACCCGATTCATCTGAGTAATCATCAAAATCGTCTTCATCAAAACCGCCAAAGTCTTCCTCTTCATCAATGTCGCCGCGTTGGCGCTGAGCCTCAGCATTTTGTTCAGCTTCTTGCTTACGCTGCTCTAATTCACCTTTGCAATAATCGTAAAGGCGAGTGGCAATGTTTTTCACTTCATCAAAAGTCTGTGCATTCTCAATTTCTTGAACAAATGCATTCTCTTCTGCATTATTGAATTGGACGTTAGCGAAAGCGCCAATCTTGAAATGCAAATTGATTCGATCAATCAACAGCATTTTGTTTACGTCTTTGCCTTTAATCTCGAAAAAATCACGCTCGACAAATTGACGATAACCAAGAGCAAAAGATTTGCGTAGACCCGGATAACGATCTTTAATCATCCGTTCAATTCGGGCATCTTCGACAACGTTTAAGAATGTACCGAATTCTGCACCACCAGCCTTATGGCATTCAATGTATTCGACTGGCGTATCAATTGCATGGCCAATCTCATGGCCATAAAGCAATTCTTGAATCTCTGGAGTAATGTCTTGCCACATTGGCAATGTGATCTTACGGTTTTTAAGATCAAACGAAGCAGTCGGAACCTTGCGGTGCTCTACAATCAGATTCTCTGTTGCGAGCAATCGAACTAAGGTAGACTTGGTAAATTGTACGTTCTCAGTCATATGAATTTCTCCCTTACCCACCTATAGTAGCAAACCACCAACGCGCTGTCAAGCAGCAACTGCTTCTTCCTCAACCTGTTGCGGCTGGACAACAGAGAGAATCTTCGGACGGCTGATCACCGTCTGAGGAGCACCACGATACTCGCGATGGCTTTTCACCGTCGCAACCACCTGAGCCGTCTGACCCTTCGAAGGGAACTCAGCAGTACCGCTATAAACAACAGCGTTACCGTTCTCATCCTCACAGATACGAAGAAGGGACATTCCCGAATCGTACCAGTGGTAGCGAGTCCGCTCAACTTCAATTTCTGCCTTGACCGTCAAGGTCATGGTCACCTTTTTACCTGGCTGACCGACGTGGGTCATGGTAGCAATCTTAGCAACACGTTCAGCTTCGAACTTTGCTTTACGCTCTGCTTGGGTTGCAATAGAATTGCGAAGGGCAAGCACCTGCTTTTCGGTCAGCTTGCCATACTTGTCAAGAGCAGTCAACAGGCTTTGGTAGAACGAATTCTTGTTGGCGTTAGCCCACAGGAAATCGAACATCTCCTGCGCGTCGGGATAGGTACGATTGAACGTAGTCCGAGCATTCATTACGATGTTACGCTTGATACCAGCCTCATACGCGGACGGATTGTGAATCTGTGAATGCATTTTCGAACTCCCTTGTTTCTGTCTCACCACAAGATCAATTCTACTCTGATCA